TGGTGGACCAACAAATTGAATTACGTATGCTGAACTATCTGTTAAAACTAAAGTATAATCTTTACCAGATACAGCTCCTACAATTTTATTTCCTTTATCTAATCTAAAACTACCTGCAGTATTTACTGCAGTTGGTGTGTATGTATTTAAATCTTCTTGATTTGAAAATCTTATAAATAAGGGATCAACAGTTGATGAGTTTCCAATAGTTGTTTCAGTTCCAAAATGAAACAAATGTCTGTCTCTGTCTGAAACTTGTGTTAATCTAGATGACGTTGGATTGTTTGTTGTTTGAAAATTTGTAGTTGTTGTTGAAGCTCTTATTGATCTTGCGCCTGATGCACCTGCATTCCATGTAAATGTTTTACCACCGGTGATAGTTGCAACCAACACTTCTCCAAAATTATCAAGGCTCCAGAGGCCTGGTTCCAGAATTACGTCACTAGTTGTTCTCTCTGTTCCCCACGTTGACGTGCTCCAAGTATCTGTGCCCCAACCGTAACCAGCTGTTTGAAATGTAGGACCAACTGATTCATAGGGATTAACTGTTGCTGATCCCGCTGCAGTAATTCCTGCTCCGGATTCTACTGACGCCATTGTAATTGTAAAACTGTTTGTGCTAGCTGTTACAACTTCATAAGGTGTGTCTGTAAAATCAGCTGCTACATATCCTGTGCCAGCTCCAGGTAAAGTTACAGAAGTAAATGTAAAGTATCTTCCTGCTGTCAAACCATGTGAACTTTTATTAATAGTTACAGTCGCAGAATTATTTGTAGTAGTAAAAGTAAATCCAGTGATGGCTGTAGCTAATGGAGATATGTCATAAAAGTCATTTCCATAGTATAAAAATAATCCTTGTGATGTTCCGATTGCAGCATATCTTTCACCTGCAATACTTGTCCAGCTATGCTGAGCACGTGCTACTCCAGGTAATGTTAAACTAGCTGCAGTCAGTTGATTCCAACCACCTATTTTTTCAGGTAAGCCATATCTAAATCTAACATTATCACCATCGACCCATTGAGACTCTGCTCCAGAATCAGTGACCATTTTGTTAAAACCAGGCTTGAAATTTAATTTTTGTAGCATATAGTGCTTTATATATTAGTTTTATGAAGAATGAAAGACACAAATGATAAGCTTGTTTAACAGAAATAACCAGTTAAGTGAAGAAAAAAATAGTCTAAATATTACTTATCCTAGATCAGTAAATATAATATTTGGAAACTATCCTTTTCCAGATTTAATACACAATTTTATTATGTCTATAAAATCTAACTTAGATTCAAATTTTAAAAATTACACAAATGTAAAAGGAGGTATGACTAGCTGGGATTACTTCTTAGATAAAAAACCATTTATCGATTTTATTACTTATTTAATTAATAAACATCAAGTTACAGATCCTGGTGTATTTAAACATTTTTTACAAAATAAAAATATTTTTAATGCTTGGGGAAATGAAATAAAAAAAGGTGATAGTTTACAATATCATGATCATCCTTGCATTCATGGTATATTATATTTAACTAAAGGATGTGATTTAATACTTCCTGAATTAAATTTAAAAATAACTCCGGAGCCAGGTGATTATTATATATTTCCTGCTTTAATACTTCATGGGTTTGAAAAAAGCGAAGAAGAAGATAAAAGATATAGTTTAGTATTTAATATTGACGAAAAAGATGGTTTCGAATATGACAAAAAATTAAAGGAGAAAATTTCACGTGAACGAAAAAACAGTTAGTATAAAAGATTTTATAGCGGTATATGATAATTATATTTCAAATGAAGAATGCGATAAAGCAATTAAATTGTTTGATAATCAAACCAACTTTAATAATACTATTAATAGAATACATTCAGAGCAAACTTCTATTTTACAAAAACAAGATCAACAATTTTTTGCTGCACCAGACAATATAGATGTTTGGTGGAAAGATTTAAGATCTTTAATAGTAAATTTTGATTTAGCTTGGAATCATTACTGTGAAAATACAGGTGCTAAAGATGCTTATAATACTGCAGCTTTTAATTATACTAATTTAAAAATTCAAAAAACATATCCTACAGAAGGATATCATGTTTGGCATGTAGAACATGGACTTGGATTTGAATATTCAAATAGAGCTTTTGTTTTTTCTGTATATTTAAATGATGTTGATGAGGGAGGAGAAACAGAGTTTTTACATTTTTCAAAAAGAGTTAAACCGAAAAAAGGTCGAATAGTAATTTGGCCTGCAGCTTTTCCATATTTACATAGAGGTAATCCACCTTTATCAGGTGAAAAATATATTTTAACTTCATGGATGTTATTAGTATAATGTCTTTCAATCATAAAATAACTGATCTAAAATTTCACATAGATAAACTAGTTCCTAAGGATGTCTGTAAATATTTTATAGATGTCTATGAAAATAATACTAAACACTCTACTACAGAGTTTAGTTATAAATTTAAAACTAAGAAATTTGAAGATGATAATTTTACCTGTATTAATTTAACTACCCTTTCTTTAGAAGATAATAATTTTATTAAACCTTTAGAACTAGCTAAAAGATATATAAATATAATGATAACTAATTACGTTATGCATATTAAAAATAAAATGTGTCATACTTTTGATGCAACTTTAATATGTAATTCATATAACGTACGTATTTTAAAGTATGAAAAAGGACAATGTATAAAAGATCACTCTGATGTAGGGGGATCTATAAGAGCATCATGCACATTAAATTTAAATGAAGATTATGAAGGTGGAGAGTTTAGATTTTTTAATGGTCAAATAAAACATTCTTTTAAAACAGGAGACGCCATGTTATTTCCTGCAGAGCCTATTTGGATTCATGGAACTGAACCTATTAAGAAAGGAACTAGATACGCAATCAATTGTTTTCTACATGAATGAAATTAGTATATCAAATACCAAATAAATTATATTACATACAAAGATTTTTAGATTACCCTGCATATAAAAAAATTCATTATGATGTTTTTAGAGGTAAATCTCTTTTTTATAATTCTACAAAAGATTCATGGCAGCAAGGTTTAAGGTATGGATTTAAAAATTATGTTAAAAATACACCTTTAGATATAAACTATAATCCACTTCAAAAAATTAAATTGCTTTTAGAAAGCAATCCTTTTCATAAAATAAAATTTAAAAAACCTTTTAATCCCATGATACATTCAATGGGAGACGGAACAGGTATAAATTGGCATGATGATTATAATCATAATTATGGAATTACTTATTATGTAAATCACAGATGGAATCCAAAATTTGGAGGAGAATTTTTATTTAGTGATGAGTACTCCAATGGTTTTATTCCTCTTGTTGGAAACTCAATTGTTATAGTTAAAGCTCCTTTTCAACACAAAGTGGTGCCTGTAATGAAACCACTAGTTCCTAGAAAAACAATTCAAATATTTTGTTAAGTTTTAATAATATAAATTATAGTTAGATAAGGCTGTAAAACAGAAACTGCATCTCCTGTAAAGTTAGCACTTAAATTGTGAGAGTGTCCGTTTCCACTTCCGGCATTACCAGTGCTACCTGGACTAGGTGTTCCTGATCTAAAAGAAGGGTTAGTTCCATTTCTATATTGTTGAGAAGGTTGTGAAGCTTGAGAGTGTGAGTGAGATGCAAGTTGTGGTGTTGATAAAGTAGCATTAGCACTTGAACCAGCGATATTTCCAGTTGCAGCCACATTTTCTGCTCCACCTGTAGAAGCTAAGGCTTTGTTGTTAGATTTACTTACTGTTACTTTGTCTTGTAAATCAGGTATATTAAAAGTAGATGATCCATCACCTGCTCCGTATGTTGTTCCAACGATAGCAAACAATGCAGAATAAGTTGACCTAGATACTGCAGCCCCATTACATTCTAAATATCCTGCTGGAACAGAAGAATCTGACCAAGGTATGATTGTAGCTGTAGGAATCCCTTCAATACCTGTAAGGTTCCCTCCAGAAAAATCATATTTAGTTGCTTCGTAATTTGACATATTTCTCCTACGTTTTAATTATATATAACACGGTTAAATAAGGTTGTACAACCGAAGTTGCGTTTCCTGAAAAAGTAGCGCTCATGTTATGTGAATGTCCCCCATCACTTCCTGATGAACCACTAGCGCCTGGATTAGTTCTAAATTGAATACTACCGGAACTAAGAATCATAGCTGAAGCTGTTGAAGATTGAGGGTGTGAGTGCTGTGCTAATTGACTTTCTGTTAAAGTAGCGTTGGCAGTTGATCCCCCGATGTTTCCAGTTTTAGTAACTGTATTTGCACCTCCAGTAGATGCTAAAGCTTTATTATTTGATTTACTTACTGCTACTTTATCTTGTAAATCAGGAACATTAAAAGTTGACGATCCATCACCTGCACCATAGGTAGTTCCTATGATTGCAAACAACGCAGAATATGTTGATCTAGATACAGCTGCTCCATTACATTCTAAATATCCTGATGGAGCAGAAGAATCTGACCACGGTATAATAGTTGCAGTTGGAACACCTTCAATATCTGTTAGGTTTGCTCCGTTAAAATCATATTTAGTTGCTTCGTAATTAGACATATTAAGTTTTTATTATATAAATTAATGTTAAATAAGGTTGAACAACCGAAGTTGAATCACCTACAAAGTTAGCACTCATACCATGAGAGTGTGAACCACCACCTCCTGTACTTCCTGTATTAGGGTTTCCAGTAGCTCTAGCACCACCATGAGGTGAATCTGTTCTTACTCCAGGGTTTCCAGCAGGAACGTGACTAGGGTGCGTGTGAGATGCAAGTTGTGATGTTGATAAAGTAGCGTTTCCTGTGTTACCACCGACATTTCCAGATGAAGCGACTTGATTTGCTCCACCAGTTGATCCTACTGCTTTGGTGCCTGATTTTCCAACTGGGACGTTATCTTGTAAATCAGGTACATTAAAAGTAGAAGAGCCATCTCCAGCTCCATAAGTTGTTCCTATAATAGCAAATAAGGCAGAGTACGTTGATCTAGATACTGCAGCTCCATTACACTCTAAGTATCCTGAAGGTACTGATGAATCTGTCCAAGGTATAATTGTGGCTGTAGGAATTCCTTCGATACCCGTAAGGTTAGCACCATCATAATCATATCTAGTTGCTTCGTAATTTGCCATTTATCCTCCTAAGAAGAATAAGACGTAGGCCTTGCACCTAATCTAGCAATTTTCTCATCAGAAGTTTCAGCTCTAAATGTTTCTGAACCTGCTGGGTCTTCAACTTGAACATTGTCGTTATCCCAATCAGATTGTAATTGAGCTAAATGAGCTGAATCCCATCTACTGCTAAATTGACTTATGTCTCCTATATCTGCATCAGCAAAAGATGTGTGTGCTGTATCATCTCTGTATTCCACTTCATCTGAAGTAACTGAAGTTCCATATTGAATTGCCCAAATATTTGCAAACTTTGAATCATTCCAAAATGAATCATCACTTATATCATAAGCTGTTCCAGCAGCATCACCACTTTGTTTGATAATTTTTTTATCGTCAAATACTACTGTCCAATCTGCGTTAGTTGCCATATCTTATTTCTCCCTATAAGTCCAACCTGTTGTAGCGTCTCCAGAATAAACTAAACTAAAACCAGCGCCTTGTGTGTTAACAACAAGGTCTGAAGCTGCATTAGCTATGTTAGAACTGTTTCTGCCTACAGTTAGAGCGTTTGTGTTAAAATCATATCCTTGGTCCATGAATGATACTTCATCTCCCGTGCTTGGCGATGCAGGTAACGTAATTGTTACAGCTCCACCATTTGTATTTACTAAACATTGTGCACCTGCTTGAACTGTTTCTGATGCTGTAAATACTCTCCAGTTTCTTTGCTCAGATAATTTTACAATGTTTGTACCATCAGAATATAATACATAGTTGTTTCCTTCACATAAAAGAACACCTGTACCTGATGATGTTTTGAAAGTTAAAGTGTAACCTGCATGATTACATGCGTTTTGAACATGGTAAACTTTTTCAATTGAATCTGGAATAGATACTGTTCTGTTAGCTGCTAAAGTCCCTGTTAATTTAATAACATCATTTTTACCATTTGATAAAGCACCATTAGTAAATGTTAAAGATCTGTTAGCGTTAGTTAAGTTGAAGGTTGTGAAACCACCGATTGCTTGTTCTAAAATTAACAAGTTTGTATTTGTAATCTGTCCCCAAGTTCCCGAGTTTTCACCAGTTGCTTGGACTGTTAATTTTAAATTAGCTGAAGTTGCATTTGCCATAATTTAAATTCCTTATTTGTTTTAATTTACTAAAAAATAAAGTTTGTGTCAAACTTATTATGCAGCTCTTGTTGGCACTTCTACCCAACCCGGTGGATCTATTGGAGCTGAACCGGTATTTACCTCATTCCAAATCAAAGCATTAGCAGAATTTAAAGACATAGTCAACCCTATTCCTGTAGGTGTAACATTAGCATTACCAACTACATCTTCATCGCTTAATGTGGCTGTTATTGGTATTCCTGAAGGAGTTGCAAAAGTCTTAGCATCTGCAATGACAGTTCCTAAATTAGCAGACATTGCTATTCCAGTAACTGTGTCTACATCTGCTCCAGCAGTAACAGTTCCTAGACCTAAAGATGCAGCAAATCCAATACCTGTAACCGTTGCATCTGGAGAAGGATCCACTGTTCCTTCATCAGAATTCATAACTAATGTTTGTGTAGGGTTATTGCCCCATACACCAAGACCCCACGTAGCTGAACCCCAGTAAGATGCTATACTAGTAGATACCTCTGCGATTGTATTTGCATCTCCAACTGCTGTTCCTAAGTTAGCAGTCATTGCTATTCCAGTGAGATCTACAATTTCTGGATCAAAACTTAAAGTCGCTGTCATTGAAACACCAGTGACTTCTTGTAAGAAAGATGCAAAACCTAAGGCAGTTCCTAGATTAGCCGTCATAGCTATTCCAGTTACACTTGTATTAGCATCTGCTGTTGTAGATAATGATCCTATATTAGCAGATAAAGAAATTCCAGTTACGTCTGCATTTTGTCCTGATATACCCCAAGTTTCAAATCCCCAAGTATCAGAACTCCAACCTACATTTACTTGTGTAACGACTGTTAGTGATCCTAAATTTGCTGAAAAAGAAATACCAGATGCTTGTAAAGTTCCTGCAATACCCCAACCAAGAGATGACCAGGTATCTCTACCCCAACCTGTATTAATTTCTCCTGCTGTGGTTTCGTCACCTAAAGCAGCAGTCATTGCAATACCTGTAGGATTTACAATTTGACCAGGACTACCCCAAGCTCTTTGTGCCCAACCATCTCTACCCCAACCAAGTTCTACAGTAGATGTTGATGTAACAGATCCTACGTTAAAAGACGCACCTATCCCGTTTGGAAAAGCATCAGAATTATCTAGCTCATTCCAATTACCAGTGCCCCAAGTCCTTGTACCCCAGGTATTTGCCATAGGAAGTTACCTCCTATGTATTACCCAGAAATTCTTAGAATCGCTGCCGCTGTTGTAAATGCTGGAAACTGTATTGTGAAAGTTCCTGATGTAGCTGTTTTATCTGCCCCAAAATCTAAAACTGCAACAGCTGCATTAGTAGTTGCAGATGA